GACCAAGATGCAAACGCTAGAATTGGAAAAGCAATTTATATGGAGATGGGATTCGAGTTCGGACCTCCTTCATATCACTGCAAGATTCAAGCAGTATCGTAATTTAATATTGAAGATTAGGGTGGAACTCCACCTCCACCCTTTTCTTCTGCTATAGTAAGGAAGATATGATTAAATCAAAAGAATGTTTAATAGATATTTCAGCAGATAACAGCAACTCACTCGGAGTGCAAACTGAAGGAATGTTACTTTGTGGTATACAATTTCCTGCAGCAATGACAGGTTCTAATATTTCATTTGACTTTGCTTTAGACAACTCAACATGGGTTGATGTAAAAGAAACAGATGGAACTGATGTTACCTATACTGTTTCAGCAGGAGACATTTTAAGAGTTGACCCTTCAGGTTGGGCTTTTGCAAGCAATGGCTATATAAGAATTACATCTGATGGAAACGAAGCTGCAGATAGAAAATTAATATTACACTTTAGACACAGTTAGGAGGACCAATGAGTACAGACATTGGAGGTCTTGTCGACAGAGTGTATAGAGAATATTTAGAACCTATGGATGACTTAGTTAGTTATACTACGTTATCTACAGGAATAAATGACTCAGTAACAAGCGTTGTCTTTGAAGGAGATATGTTATCTATTGAAGAAGAAGATGCATTAGACAAAGGTACAGTAATAGAAATAAATCAAGAACTTATGATATGTACTGATTTAAACTCTGTTACAAATACAATAACTGTTAAAAGAGGAGCTAGAGGGACAACAGCATCAGCTCATACAGCAGGTGATATTATAAAAATAGCTCCACCATTTCCTAGAAAAAATGTTTTCGATGCTGTAAAAGACCAGATAAATAATTTATTTCCTACATTGTTTGCAGTTGAAACGCAATCTGTAACTACAGGAGATGGATATACATTACTTGGTGCATATAATGATGTAGGTACACATAACTATATTGTTTCTATTATTGGTGCTATATCACAATATACAGATTTTAGTAGTAACTCTGATACTACTGGTGTGAAGTTTTCTAATGTAGCATGTAGTTTAGTAGAGTTACCAAATCCTTTTACATACAATGATAGTGATGGAGTATCAAGAACATTTACTTATTCTTCAGGACCATCAGTTGTACATGCAGTACAATTTTCTGGTATAAATACTGGTCATACAGCTTTTGTTACATTTAAGAAAAAATTTATAGAACCTACAGCAGAAACAGATACTCTAACAAGTATTGGATTAGAACAAGAGTATGAGCCTATTATTATGGCAGGTGTTGCAGCACAAATGTTAGCTGGAAGAGATATACCTGCTGCTACAACAGATTACATATCTGACCAACTTGCTGTATCTAACTACCCTGTAGGTAGTTCTAACAGTATTAGAAACTCTTTGCTACAATATCAACAGTTATTAGTGAATCAAGCTAGAAAATTTTTAAGAGCAAAATATCCTGAATCAGTTTCTGTTGATGGATTGGTATTTGGAATACAGTCCTAATGCCTAGGATAGCTACAACAATAAATATTAGTAATCCAAAAAGATATGGATACGATTTAAAACTTGATGATATTTTATTAAGAAGTGCAGTTGGTCCTAATAGAGATATGACTATACAATCTACAGATGTTACAGAGTCTGGAATAAATGTAAGGCAAAACGCAGAAGACTTTACAACAGGTGTTGGTCGTATTTTTTCTAGAAATAATTTTTCTGGTGGTTCAAATTTAGACACTGCACACAGAACAAATGGTACAGATTCAGACACAACAAGATTTTGGGACAGTCAATGTGTAGATGTTTTTAACAGTGATTTAGGAAGTTCATACTCAGTAAGTTTATTGCATACTACAGCTAATAATCGTGCATTAACATCTACTGATGATGATAACTACATGGCAACAGTTGGTACTAAAATATATGTATCTGATGATACAACACTTTATGTATCAGAAGATGGTGGAGTTAACTGGTCTACAGTATCATTAAACCTTACATCAGGATATCAAATAAAAGGTTTAGCTTCTTATGGTACAGATTTATATATAACTGCAAACAATGGTGGTGCTGGAGAGATAGAGTTACTACCTTCAGGAAGTTCATCAACACAAAAAATGTCTGCTGCTGTGTATGACAAAATATGGTCAGTTAAAAATCAATTTTTAGTTTCTATTGGTAATGCAATACATGCTTACGATGGTGATACTACTGTTGGTTCTGCGATTATAACATTAGGTACAGGAGAAACATTTACTGATGTTTGTGATGCAGGTGCAGTTATATTAGCTACTGCAACTGATGGATATATATATTCAATCAAAGATATATCTGGAGTGTTAACTGCAAAAGGAGAAACAGAAATAGCTGGTGAATCACCGACATGTGTTGTTGAATCTCAGGGAATAATTTTTTATGGAACTAAAACTGCTTCTACAGGAAGTAAAACTATTGGAAGATTATATCGTGCTGATTTAACAGTATCTGATGACTTGTATGTTTTAACAGGAAATCAATTAATCAAAGAGTGGGATGAAGATGGTATTGATAACGCACCTTATGCTTTGTATACAACAAGAGATTCTGTATATACAGGCATAAAAGAATCAGGTAGTACGGCTTATTTATGGAGATATTATTTACCTACTGCTGGTATAGCTAGATATTACAAAGCTAATGCTGGTGGTAATGTTTATAGTATTTGTCAGGTCAATGAAAAATTTACATTTACTGTTTCTGCAAGCGGTGTATATACACAAACATCTGCATTTGAAAGCACAGGATATTTAGTTTTGCCTGCTGCAGATTTTTACACAGCAGAAGAAAAACAGTGGGTAGGTGCAGAAATATCTACAGAGTTATTACCAGCAGATACAACAGTTAGTTTAGCTTTTTCTACTAAATTTGAATCTTTAAATGATGTAAGTGATAGTTCTTATAAGACTGCTATTACTCAAGCAAGTGGTACAGGAGACCAAGAAAACCAGATAGAAGAAGTAGCAAGATATATAGTTGGTAAACTAACTTTATCTACAACTAATACATCAAATACACCTAAAGTAAAATCAGTACAATTTAGAGCATTACCAAGACCAGAAACTGTAGTAGCACAAATACCTATAAATATATCAGATAGAGTCCATAGACCTGGAAGGAAACCTATAAAAGTAAAAGGACTAGGAGATGCTTTATATAACACTTTAAGAGATAAAGAAGGTGATGCTGTTACATTAGAAATATTTGACCCTAATGAAATTATAAGAGGTGTTGTAGAAAGAATAAGTTATCCTGTACAATCTAATACAGAAGTAGGAAGTGTAGTACAATATGCTATAATTACTGTGCGTGGTACTAGACAGAATGTTGTTACTGATGTAACTTCTGCACAAGTGTTTGGTATAAACGCATTAGGATTTATGAAATTTGGAGCATAGATGACAGCACAAGAAGTAAAATACGCAAACTTTTTTGAGACAACATTAAATGGTGTATTAGCATCAGGTAGTACATCAGCAACTTTAACTTCAGCTCCAACTTCAAATGGAACATCTAACATTGCTGCACCATATTATTTAGTAATAGACCCTGATAATGCTTCTAACAGAGAAGTTGTAGAAGTTACAGGTGCTTCAGGCACAACTTTATCTGCAATAACAAGAGATAAAGAAGGTAGACATTCTACTGACCCTACACATGCAGACGGAACTGTAGTACGTATGGCAGTTGTAAAAGAAATGTTTGAAGATATTCACGACAGAATTGATGCTGGTCCTACATCAATAGCTGCAACAATTATTGCTGATGGAAGCATAAGTAATACAGAGTTCCAATATCTCAATAATGCAAGTTCTAATATTCAAGCACAGATAGATGGTATTACTGCAGGTACTGCATCACAGACTATTGTTATTACAGTAAAAGTAGCAGATGATGGCTCAGGTAGTCAGAATGTATTTTACTTTTTATCAGGTACTGATGCAGGTGCAGGTACAAGGTCATCTAATTTTATATTTCAATTAGGTTTTAAATACAAATTTGATTTATCAGATAGTTCTTTGTCAGGACATAACTTTAAATTTTCTACAACAAGAGATGGTTCGCAAGCAGGTGGTTCTGAATTTACAACTAATGTAACATCTAGTGGTACTCCTGGAACTGCTAATGCTTATCATCAAATAGAAATAACACCTGAAACTCTAGGAATAGCAGGAGCAACATCTAAATTATATTACTACTGCTCTTCAAGTGGACACACAGGAATGGGTGGACAAGGTGAGGTAACACTGTACCCAGGTGCAGGTACAACACTAGGAATGGTCTTAGCATTAGGAGGATAATATGAGTATGCTCATGATGCTTAAAGAAGGTGGCGATTTAGTCTTAGAGGCTAAAGGTAATACAAAGTTAGATGAAGATTTAGATTTAACTTTAAATGAAGCAGGAGGAGCAGGGATATCCCTTGCTCTAAGATTAACTTATGAAAGTCTTTCTGTTACAAGCGTGACTGCTACACAAAGTCGTGCTATAGTACTAGGAGATAGTTAATTAATTAATTATATTGGAGAATAAAAAATGGCAGAAGCATTTCAGACAGTAAACGTAGCACTAGGTTCTAGTGCAGATGCAGTAGTTTATACCTGTCCAGCAAGCAAAATAGCAGTGGTTATTCATTGTCAAGTTGCTAACGTAGACGGTACAAATGCTGCAGATTTAAACGTTGATATGAATGATGGTTCAACTGTCGCGGCTCTAGTATCAGCATTATCAGTACCAGCAAAAACTGCAATAAATCCTATTGGAGGAAAGCTAGTACTAGAAGCTGCTGATGAACTTAGGTCTTGGGCAGGTGCAGCATCAGATTTAGAAATGACACTCAGCGTTCTTGAAATAGACGTATAGTAAGGAGTTTTTAAATGGTAGAGCGTAAAAAATATGGATTTATAGGAAATGTGGCAGACGACACGGCTGCCCTTCAAGGTGTATTCTCATTAGAAGATATCACTAACCTTACAGAAGATAGCAATTGGGGTGGAAAAGCATCAGTTGATTTTCTTTGTATAGGTGGTGGTGGAGGAGGTGGAGGTTCTACTGCTAGTGGTGGTGGAGCTGGAGGATATAGAACAGGAACAGTAGGTTTTATAACTGGTGTAGAATATACAGTCACAGTTGGTGCTGGTGGTCAAGGCGGAAAAGGTGCAGGTCACGGTACAACTGGTGGTAATGGTGGTTTTTCAAGAGTAGCAGAAACAACTTCAGGAAATATTTTATTTAACTCCACAGGTGGTGGCGGTTCTGCTGCTACAGGTGGTTCAGGTGGTGGCTCAAGCAAAGCAGGAAACTCAGGTGGTTACTCTCCTGCTGAAGGAAATAGCGGAGGTAACTCTGGTGGTGGCGGAGCAGGTGGTACTGGTGGTAATGCTTCAGGTCAAAACAGAGGAGCAGGTGGCTCAGGTGCTTCATCATCAATTACTGGTTCTGCTGTAACTCGTGCTGGAGGCGGTGGTGGCGGTGCTTACTATCGTATCTATGCAGGAGGAGAACAACACGGTGGCGGTGGAGGTTCTGGTGGCGGAGGCTCTGGTGGCAAAGGTGGAGGCGGCGGCGGCGGTCAAGGTCAAAAAGGCGGCGGCGGTGGCGGCGGCGGTCATGGTAACCATGGACAAACTTTTAATGGTGGCGGTGGAGGTTCAGGAGTAGTTATTCTTAGCAGCACATCTGTAGCTTCAGCAACATCAGGTTCAGTAACAGCTTCAACAAGTGGTGGTAACCAGATATATACATTTACTGGTTCAGGAACGATTACATACTAATGGCACACTTTGCAAAAATAGGTGACGACAATATAGTAGAACAAGTCATTGTTATTGGAAATGAAATTACAGACCCTGAAAATACAGGTACAGATACAGAACAACTTGGCTTAGACTTTATTGCTGATGTTTTAAAACTAGAAGGAACATGGGTACAAACATCTTACAATGACAACATTAGAGGTGCTTTTGCACACATTGGCGGTACTTATGATAGCAGTCTTGACAAATTTCAAGAACCAAAACCTTTTGATAGTTGGACTTGGGATGATACAAAGAACGAATATGTAGCACCATTACCTCATCCATTAGCAGATATAGACCCAAATGATGAATCAGCACAACCTGACTATATTACAAGTAAACCTGATGATGAAATATGGTTACATAGATGGAATGAAACAGCATATCAAGCTGACAACACAACAGGTTGGGAATTTGTTCAATGGACACAAGCTGATGAAGATGCATTACAAGGACAAAACTTAGGCGAATAGCTAAAATAGGTGGAGCATGAAAACAATATTCACATCTGATGTCGTAGGACACAGAGACATAAAAGAATTTCAACCACAACCTGCTAAAAATTTTATGCCTGATTGGTATAAAAAGATGCCTTCAGATGTACAGTATCATACAGATTATAAAAAAATACCTAACTTTAGAACAGCAAAACTATGTCCTAATTTCTCAGATATATTTACTGAAGGATTTGTTTTGCCTGCACCATGTGATATGTGGCTAAGCGTTAATGGAGATGGCGTAGATGATTGGATATGGAAGACATCTAATTCAGCATTTGATATAGAAATGCATGGACAAGGACAGTTAAATAATTATTTACCTAACCCTATAGTTAGACAAATATTTAAATTAAATTATCCCTGGAGAATAATTGTACCTAAAGGTTATAGTATAAGACAAATACCACTATTTTATGATTACAATCCTGATTGGCATGTAGCTTATGGTGTTTTAAAAGCAGATGTTGTTCACGAAATAAACTTACAAATTTGTTATACAAGTAAAGAAGAAGAAGTATTTATAAAAGCAGGCGAACCTCTGTGTTACTATGTACCATTTAAAAGAGAAGAATCTAAATTAGTTATAGATAATAACTATGATAAGTATAAACCACAGATAGAAGGCAGTATGCATAGAGCATTATCTAAATTTAAAAATGGTTATAGAAGATTTAACAAATGATAGATATAAAGTTCCAAACACCTGTAAGAGGATTGCTTCATTCAGAAGCAACAGTACAACCTGCTAAAAATTTTATACCTGACATATGGAAGAATACACCTGCTGCTGCAGATATAGAAAAAAATCCACTAGACCCATATAAACATATTGGTCCTAATAGTGAAACAAGAACAGCAAAGTTATGTCCATCTTTTGTAGATGTATTTAACACTGGATATGTAATACCTGCACCGTGTGACTTACAACTTATGTATAACAAAGAGAATCATGATTATAGATTTGAGACAGGTATACCTGGTATAGAAATAGTTATACATAGTCGTGACCAATTTCTTAATTATGGTGATTCTAATTTTGATTTTATATTTAAATTAGATAATACTTGGGAATGTATTACACCTGATGGCTATTCAATTATGCAAATACCTATGTTATGGCATGCTAATCCTAACTGGGAAGTAGCATACGGAATAATCCACACTGACCAATATCATTTAATTAATCCACAAATAATGATAAAAAAAGACGTGAAAGATGTATTCATTGCACAAGGTGAACCATTGTGTTATATAGTTCCTTTTAAAAGAGAAGAGTACAATTTAGTATTACAAGAGTGGGACGAAGAGTTATCTGCTAGAGGTTTTATAAATAATCTCGGTACATTTAAGAATGGGTACAGAAAACTTTTTAGGAAACGTAATGCCAAAAAAAATTAAATTTGTAGCTGTAAATAAAAGATATTCTAAAATACAACCACCACCTAAACCTGCTTACTTATACAAACCTAGTTGGTATTCTTTATCTCCTGTGTATATGAGTAACGGTACGCCTGATAAGAAACTTATGATGACAGATGAAGGTAAGAACATGACGTTTAAAAAATGTTTACCTTTTATTGATACTATGAAATCAGGTTACATTGTAGAGCTACGTAAAGACATGATAGTTCAACATAACAAAGATAACGTTTTTGATTTGCAATGGAATAGTGATGAGTTGTTATTTACAATACACAATACAAGTACAAATATAATAGAACCACCTACTGGATATAACAGTCAAGTTGTAAATTACATATGGAATACAATAATAAAAACTCCTAAAGGTTATAGTTGTTTAATTACACAACCTTTTGGTTGGCATGATACACCGCTTAGAATGATACCTGCGATAGTAGATACAGATAAAGAAGTATTGAACTTTCATTTTCCTATGTGGTTGAAAGAAGATTTTACAGGAATAATACCTAAAGGCACACCACTTGCACAAGTCATACCTTTTAAAAGAGAAAGCTGGTCTATGGAAACAGACTATCTTGCAGATGGAGAACTAGATGTATTAGCTGAAAATGGATTCAATGCTACTATGCAGAATCATTATCGTGATACAAGCTGGTCAAAGAAAAGATTTAAATAATGGTTTACCCTAGAAAAAGAAAAACAAAAGCAGGATACTTTTATATACCTCATGATTTTATGCACCCATCTTTACAACAAGAATTACAAAAAATAAATAGAAATGTTTATGGCTGTCCATCTATTGGTGGATTAAACGATAGACTTTTTACATTACCTAGCATACTAAGTGTTGAAGTAGAGTTTGGTATAAACGAAGAAGGACCATATTACAACTATATGCTTGATGAAAAAGTTCACAATACATCATTAGACATGCATACATTAATGGGAGATATGTTAAGTGTAAGAGCTTCAGATGATGGCAGAGCTGTATTACAACAAACAATAAGTATGATATTTGTAACTGATGATAAAGATTTAGAAATGACTTTAATGAATCCTTTAGATAATGTAGATAAAGATAATTGTTCTGCAGTTATAGGTTCTTTCTATCCATATGCATGGCTTAGACCTATAAACCTTGCATGGATACAAGAAGATGTTACTAAACCTGCAAAGATAACTTTAGTAAAAGGTAAACCATGTAACACAATATTTTTTAATAAACCTTTAAATCTTAAAGAAATAGAACCAACAAAAGAAATACTAGATTATATGTCATTCACTACTGCTAGTATTAACTTTCATAGAAATATTCGTACAATATTTACCAATATAAAAAAGAAACGACCGAGGTATATGCTATAATCTCTTGATGGATTATATTGTTGGTTTTATTTTAGGATACTTCTGCCAAAAATTTTTTGTTTGGTTAGATAAATTTGCTGTTCCAAAAATACCTGACAACTATGATGAAGAAGATTGGGATTTCATTTTATGAACAATGGAAATGGATATACCAATAAAGAACTTCTAAATATAATTATTGAAACTCAAGAAAAAACAAATGAAAGAATAGATTTACTACACGAAAAAGTAAACTCAAAAATTTCAAGGCAAGAACTAAGCGGTTGGTTAGTTGCAGGGTCTGCATTGGTGGTGTTGGTCAACGCATTAATGTAGGAGGTAATATGGAATGCTGCGGACACGGCTGCTGCAATGGTGGTTAGTATTATCTCTTGTTATGTTACCGCTTTCAGCGTTAGCTAACGAAGAAGATAATACAACTACAACTACAACTACTACGACTATTCCAGGAGAAGTAGAAGAAATAGAAACATTTGATGGACCAGAAGAAACAACTACGACTACAACTGTTCCAGAAGATAACACTACAACAACTACAACAACAACAACTATTCCTGAATGGGAACAATCTACAGATATAGAATTACCTGAAGATGAACTTAATAGTCAAGGTAATGAAGTAGAAAACAATATACAAATAGATGACAAGCATAGTAATGGTAACTGGTCTTGTTGTGGTATGACAGATTTTCATATGAATCTACACTACTTTCAACATGGTAATGATAGTAATGACTATACATTTACATTACCTGAAACTACAACAGTAGATGAAGAAGAATTAGATATAGATATATACGAAGTTGGTTTTAGGATTGGTGCATTAAATAATGATGGCACAGTTACATACACACATACTGATGAAACTACACAAGTAAATGTACTTGAAGGTCAAGATAATACAGATATACAAAATATGTTTGAAGATGTTGTTTACAATATTTATGATACTTTAGATACATTTATAGAAAGTTTTACAATAACAATAAATGATTGGTCATTGCTTGACGACATATCATTTAAGTACATACAACCAACAACGACTACTACTACATTACCACCACCTCCAGAACCAGAACCAGAACCAGAGCCTTACATACCACCACCGCCCCCTGAACCTCCGAAGGTAGAAGTTGTAATGGATGATGGTACTGTTGCAGAATACAAAGAATATGAAGTAGAAGATGGAACAGTTGAAAGAGACAATGAGCGTAAATTAAATGAAGAAATGTTTGGTTGTTACATGACTGATGCACAAATAGAGCGTGGTGATTGTGATATACCAGAAGAAGAAACTGAAGAAGAAGTTATAATAAAAGATGATGAAGAAGAATACGATACCAAAGGAGAGCTTCCTGAAGATGATGATGTGGTACTTGAGTTGGAACTTGAAGATGAAGTTGAAGAACTTGAAACTATCGAAGAAGATTTTATCATTGAAGAAGAATTTGAAGTGGATATTGACTTGGAGATTGAGATGGTTGATATACCTGAAGAAACAGAATTTGATGACTGGGATACAGAATTTGAGGAAGAAGAAATAGAAGATGAGTTGGACGAAGAGATACCAGGAGATGACGATATCAGAGAGGAAGAAATTCAAGAAGAAGATGTCGAAATCAAGAGTGAACAAGAAGATATTAAAGAACCTTTAGAACTTACTGAAGAAGAAGTAGCTGAAGAAGTAGCAGAAGTAGAAGAAGTTATTGAAGATATTGTTATAGAAGAAGTTACTACTGAAGAAGCAATAGAAGTTATAGAACAAGTCAATGACATTGGTGTACAAAATTTAGACCAAGCTACTGAAGAAGTACAAGAAGTTGTTCAAGCTGTTGTAGAAGAAGCAATAGAAAATGTAGAAGAATTAACCGAAGAACAAGTAGAAGTTGTTGCAGAAGTACTACAAGTCCAAGCTGAAGATGTAGAGATTATTGCTGAGGCTGTTAAAGAAGATGAGGTAGTTGCTGAAGCTGTAGAAGAATATGTTGAAAGAGCTGTAGAGAATGCAGATGTAGAAAACTATACACTTGCTGATGTTGTTACTGAAGTGCAGTTCGAAACATTTATAGAAAATCCAATAGAAACTTTTGTTGATATAGATTTTGAAGATATAAGTATTGGAAGTATAGGAGATGATATGACACAAGACCAAAAAGAAAAAGCACAAGAAGTGGTAGTCCCAGTTATTCTGACTAGAATAGCAAGTATGGCTGCATTTGTTTTTAGGAGACAAATATGATAAAGAAATTATGGAATTGGTTTGTAGAAGCTATAAAAGAAACTCTTAACCTAAGTTGGACTTTGGTTGGTTTAGTTATAGCTACGCTTACACTAACTGGTTCTGCCCAGCAAGTAACTGGGTTAGCCACTATAATAACATTAGGTATATGGTTACTAACAATAGGCTTCCGAAAGTAAAGTGTAGAACATTTAAGCACCCAAATGGGTACACAAATGTTTCTATATGTGATTGTAAATATGGTAGTGTTGGTAAATAAAGACAAAGAAGAAGACCATGTTTGGGTTATACTAGATGATGGTTCAAGAGTACACATCTCTTGGTTAGAAGGAGTGGAGAAGAAAAATGAAATTACAAGTAGTTAGAACACAGTTCGGCACAGATGCAACTAATGGTCTGTTGTTTATTGACGGCATATTTGAATGCTATACATTAGAAGACCAGTATCAAGCAGTAAAAGTTATGCACGAAACTTGCATACCAGAAGGTACATATGATATTGAATTTAGAAAAACAGGTGGCTTTCATGCTAAGTATTCAGAAAGATATAAGAATGCACACTATGGTATGCTCCATGTACAAGACGTACCAAACTTTACTTATATCTTAATTCACACAGGTAACACTGATGAACATACATCAGGTTGCCTTATTGTTGGGGAAACACAACAAGATTTAGAAGTATCAAAAGATGGATTTATTGGTAGCAGTACATTAGCTTACAAAAAAATGTATGCAAAAGTTGCAGGTCAACTACTTCAAGGTAAAAAAGTAACAATAGAATATACAACTATTAATAAATTATTAGCAGGTACACCTGAAGTGGACAACAAATCTAAAGACCATCTTGTACTAGCTGATTCTGTATATGAAAAATTACAAGAAATAAATGGTAATGTACTTACTATCAAATCAAAACTTAGTGGAAAGGTAATAACATAATGTCAGATTTATTCGAGAAGAATAATAGAAGAAGAAACCAAGAGGGTAAGTTCAAGAAGGACTTATGGTGGACTCCTTGGAATGATGCATGGAGTTATAAAATGAGTGAAGAACTTAAAGATATGCTAGAAAGAACCTTTTGGACTTTCGTTGAGGCATTTCTTGGTGCGTTAGTCGTTGCCCCATTGGTATCTGTAGATGCCGATACTGTGCAACTTGCTGCTTTAGCAGGTGGTGGTGCTGCTTTAGCTGTAGTTAAGACATACGCTAAAAAACAAATATCTAAATAACACAGTAAATACTATTCTCCTGTATACTTATATTGACAGGAGATAGTATTACACGAAAAAAACCTATACCTGAAGAATGGGGTAATAACTTTTATAAATCAGGATGGCAACCTGGACTAGAAGTAAACGAACAAACTGGTCTTGGTGAGATAACACACGTAGGAACAGACCCTAATTACAGAAGTAAGTTTGATTCTATCTTACGTGACTGGGGTTTTGACCCTAAATTATACTACATTGAGGGGTCAGTACGTGCATCTTCATGGAATGTGCAGCTAAAAGGTGGCACAACAGAAACATTTTACGCATTTAAAGGGGTTGTACGAAAAAAAAATCCTGGACACGACAAATATTTTCAAGAATTATTTAAACAAGCTAAGAAAAAACCACCACTAAAAAAGAAAACGTTGGGAGGCGACACTGCCTTCCTTTTTTTTATGGCAGATTGGCAACTAGGTAAACGTGATTTTGGTGTAGATAATACAATAGCACGTTATGATGTAGCACTACAAGATGCAGTCAATAGGATAAAAGATTTACGTAAGCTTGGTGTAGATATAGATGAGATTTATATGATAGGACTTGGTGACCTTACAGAAAATTGTACTGCAGCTTTTTATGATAGCCAACCTTTCAATGTAGAACTCTCACTCATTGAACAATATGCATTAGCTAGGTCTATGATTATGAAAACAATAGACACGTTCTTACCTTTAGCAGATAAGTTAGTTCTTGCAGGGTGTCCAGGAAATCATGGTGAAATGTCTAGGTCCAGTAAGGGTCAGGTATATACAAACAGATTAGATAACAGTGATACAATGCACTTGCAAATTTGTGAGGAGATAATGGGTGCAAACAAGCAAAGGTATAAGTCAGTTAGTGTAGAAATACCTGATGGTTTTCATCAAGTATTAGATATAAAAGGTAAGACTTGTGGGTGGACACATGGTCACATGACAGGTGGTGGAGGTAATCCTGAAAACAAAATAGAAAATTGGTGGAAGGGTCAGATGTATGGACACCTACCTGCAGGAAAATGTGAGATACTTATTACAGGTCACTACCACCATTTTCGTAGTAAACAACAAGGTAATCGTACTTGGTTTCAATCACCTAGTTTAGATAAAAGCATAGATTTTACAGAACGCAGTGGGTTGTGGTCGCATCCTGGTGTTCTTACTTTCACAGTTAACAATAAAGGTTGGGATAATTTAAAGATACTTTAATTACTCTTCTTCTTTTTCTATCTCATTTGCAATCTTAATTGTGTTTTCATTGTGGTCAGATACAAACTCATCCATTAGTTCTCTAATTCTTTGTGGGTTTGTCTTAGTAAGCATAATAGATTTCTCTACCTTTTGACCACCACAGGCATTTGCTAACTTAATTGCCCATGTCTTTAGTGTTTTGGGGTCATCAAATATATTAGGCATTAGAATATTCCTTTCTTTGCTAATTCTTTTTCTGCTTTAGTTTTAATTATTGCATTACAAGTAACAACTGTATGTGCGTATGGGTTGCTTTCATCAGCTAACTTTATTTGCTTGATACAAAAATCATTTCCATCAATGTCAGTTGCATACTCTAAATGTTTTGATACAGGGCATACACCTGTTGTGCTTTTCTTACATCTTCTATCTAATTGTGCAGGTTGGCTAAAGTCATAATTAGGAAAACGTTTCTGTAATCTTTCAACCAACCTACGCACATTAATATTAGCTTGTTCTAGCTCTTCCATTATTTAACCTTATCGTTCCAGTTAGATATAATTTCACTAGCAGTTTCTCCATTTATATCTCCACCATTGTATAGTGCTTTTAGTTCTGCAAGTCCATCAATGTTCTTGTCAGTAGCTTTAGCAACTATATCCTTACACCATTTAAGTTGTGCTTCGGTAGCAGGATTGCTTTTCCACTCATCTCCCATGTCATCACCTCCTTTGTTAGTAATATCTTCTGTAACAAAGACTTCGTTAAGGTCACCTAAACCTTTGTCTTTTTCTACAAGTTTATGAAATACATCAAGAAACGTAGTCATCTGTTTGTTATCCCAATCTTCTACTTCTTCAGGCATTTTAAGTTCGCTTACACATTCAACATAAGCATCTCTCTGATACTCTTTTAATTTCTCTGCATCAGATACAACTGCAGACATAAGTTGTTTAAGTGCAGATGCATTCTTCTTTTTCTTTGGCTCTGCAACCATCTCATCAACAACTTTGTTCATAGCTTCTTTCTGTTCCTTAGTAGGTCTTTGCACCCTTTTTTTCTCTACCTTAACTCTATCATCTTGATTACCTACCTTTGACATTTCCTCTCTACTAGGTCTTGCTTTATTACTACCTTGATATATCCAGTTAGCTAAAGCTCTACCTATTGCAGATGTTTCACAGTTCTCT